TGAGGATCGTTAAACAGAGAGATACCGCTAAGAAACTGACTGAGATCATAAATTGCGAAGTCAGTAGGAAATACTTCCTCACCAGTGAACTTTGCGAGGATGTTCTCGGCATTTGAAATTGTTCGGACTGTAGACCCCTTGCGGAATACGATGGAGGAATTGATGTTGGAAAAGTTTTTGAGGACATCGAGAGTCTTTTTAGATAGGATAACTTTACTCATTGATTGTAGGATTCAGTAACAGAGGACTTGTCAGAAAAATGTAGAAGGAGCAAACCATAATGCAGGATCTTGATAATGTCCCGACGAGCAGTGCCCTTCTTATCGTAGCGAGAAGCATACTTCAGGATGTTGCTTCTGCAAAATGCTTCAGCATCACCACATGCTTCGATCAAGTCTAACGTTTGAATACTGTCATTGCCAGCAGAGTAATGTTGGTTGTAGGTTCCAGAGATGTAATCACGTAGCTCCTGTAGGAGTTTATCTTCATCATATTTAAATGCCATTCACTTGTTCCAGATAAGGCGAATATTATTATGGTAGCATTCTTCGAGGTTGCCGTCAAGATCTTTGACAAACAACTTCAGACCCTCGCCACCTAGGATCTTGACAGTCTTGCCGCTGTCCAAAACGGCAAGATTGTTTACATAACCGTGGAACTTATCAGTCCTGGTTTGTGGCATCTTCTTCCTCCGTAGAAACATCAGCATCAATTTTATCATACAATTCGACGAACGACTGCTTGGTCTCATCATCGAAACGATTTACGCAAACCTTGATTGCCTTCATACGATCACCCCAGATAGCATATGCTCGCATGATGTGAACAAGACGACGTGTGGAGATAACTTCATCAACACCGCCTTCACGGAAGGTGCGACGAATAATGTCTCCCCAGTTTGCAAGGTTGGTGCAGAACTCTTCATCATGCTTGCCAAGAGAAGCAGCAACACGCAGCAGAATCTTGGTCTCGATAGCAGGGGTAGGATACTCCTGCTCAAAGGTCAGTGCAAAACGCTCAAGGAATGCTTCGTTGAGAACGTTGGTGCCGATGAAGCGACCGTCATCAGATCCTTTGCCCTTGGTGTTGGCAGTAGCGATGATGTTGAAACCAGCAGCGGGTTTGACATAACGACCAGTCTTCTTCAGGAAGACACCCTTGCCTTCCAGAACAGATTGCAGACACAGGATTTTGTTAGAGGCAAGGTCAACTTCATCTAGAAGCAGCACAGCTCCCCGCTCCAGAGCTTCGATGACAGGACCATTATGCCAAACAGTTTGACCGTTAACAAGACGGAAACCACCAATAAGATCATCCTCGTCGGTTTCAATGGTAATGTTTACCCGAATCAGTTCTCTATTTAGAGAAGCACATGCTTGCTCAACAGAGAAAGTCTTGCCGTTACCAGACATACCAGTGATGAACACTGGGTAGAACAGTTTGGACTGGATAACTTTCTTTACATCAGTGAAGTTACCGAAAGGAATGAAGTTGTCATCCTTGCTAGGGATCAGGTTCTGCTCGATAGCAGGCATTGCAGCAGGTGCCTCAAAGGTCTGCTCAAGTTTCTCCTGAATGGTCAGGTCCCACTTGCCAATTCCCTTCTTGTAATCCTTGAGACGCTTCTTGACAGTAGCGAGAGAACAGTTGAAGTTTTCAGATGCTTCAAAGAGTTGCTTGGTGCTCACTTCAGTACCGTGGGCATCGGTAAGGTAAGTAACAAGGTCTTCTGTAGAAACAGGAACGGGAGCGAAAGGCATGTGTCTTTTGTGTTGATGAATATAGTATAAGGTGTGGTGGGGTCATTGACGACCCCTTGTGGACAGTTTGCGAACTGGTTATGCTACGTGCTCGATGAAGGAAGTAAGGAGTTTCTTGTTAGTTGACTTACTCTTCAGCATTTTCTTGAATGCACGTGTGATCTCTCCCTTCTTAGCACCAGACTCAACGTTGAATTCTGATGATTCACTCAGAGATTGATTGGAGACAGCATACAGTGCAGTGAATGCTTTAGGTTCAGGAATGATTGCTGACTTCTCTTTCTTCCACTGCTTAACAACTTCAGCATAATGTTCTTGACTAGCATAAGAAGTAACGAACCTGCTGAGGTTTGCGCCTGGCATAATACGGAAACCAATAACATTCACCATAGGGAAACGATCACGAACCTGCTGGATAAACACATTGGTGTTTGCTTGCCATCCATCCAAACCATTGTAAACACGACCAGTTACACGGTCACGAAGAACAACGTTGTCACCAATGCGACGAGGACGAATGTAATACTCATCCTTGTGATCATTGTAGAACTTACGACCATATGCTGCTTGGCAAGACTCACCATCACTCAGAACACAAACGTTGACTTTCTGAAGATCGTTCTTCTGCTTGAATGCAGGGATGATGTAATTAAGCATCACAATCGCTTCATTCAATGGTGTTCCTGAGAGACCGATACCAACGGTTGCTCTGTAACCAACAGACCAGATATAGTATGCTGCTTCTCTGAAGAGATTAAGACACATACGCTCATAGTCTTTTGAGTTAGAACGAGATGAAATCATGTTCATCATGTGGAACAAACCTTTACCGAGATAAATTTTGCCCTCTTCACAACCCAGTGCTTTGAAGTATTCATCGTTAGTGACATAATCTTTCTGTCCTTCTTTGATGCGACGGACAGGGTGATAGTCATTAGTGAATGCATACACCTCAAATGGGATGTTGACTTTCTTACAGAATGTGGTCAGGTTGATGAGTTGCTTGACAGTATCAAGAATTTCACGCGACATAGAACCAGACCAGTCAAGCAGGAAAATCATTCCATGATTCTTGCCATCAGGTAAGATAGTTACTTTCTTGAAAAGATCTTCGTTATACAGATAAGTATGTAACTTTGAAGTATCAAGGACACCAGTCTTAGATTGACCAGCACGAGCGTAAGCGTCAGCAGACTTACGGCACTCGAACTCTTTAACAAGATAATTTACCTCCTTCTGAGATTGCTTACGAAACTCACGATACTTTGCGTCAGTATACTCGTAGTCGTAATCTGCACCTTCCCTCTGCTCATCAATCCAACCGTGGATCTCCGTCCAATCGGCAATAAAGTCTTCAAGATTTACACTGTCAGGTAGTTCAATGTATGTAGGGTTTGTGGCATAAGGATTTGACAGTTGCTCAGATGCACCATCGAAAGAACGTTGGGTCTGTGCAGTTTCTCCACCACTATTGCCGACTGTTTGATCATCGTAGTCTAGACCTTCGTCTTCCCACTCTTCTTCAGGACTACCAGTCTTATCAGCATCACCATCCATCTCTTGAGACTCATCACCAGAATCTGATTTAGTTTCAGTTTGCTGCTCAGTTTCTTCGCCATCGTTACTTTCGTTTTCAGACTGTTCAGGCGTTACAGTTGCTTCTACTTCAGCAAGTTTCTCTTGCTTACTGAACTCGTACACATCAACAGCAATGTCAAGAACTTCATCGAAAGTTTCTGCAAGGTCAGTGCGAGCAACAAACACTTTCTCTTCGATAGAGAAAGGAATCATGGCATCAGCACCACACTTGAAGTGAAGATTGATACGGTCAATCAGACTGATATCTTCATAGTCAGTGTTGGCAATACCAAAGAAGTCTTGGTCATTCAGTTCACGGTATCCACCAGCAAATGACTTACGTAAGCCAGGAAACTTACGTTTCATAAGTTTCTCAATGCGAGCATCCTCGATGACATTAACGAAGTCCTTAGGACAATCTGCTACGTCTCTCCAGTCTTCATTAGGAGTGAACAGTGCATGTCCTACCTCATGTCCTACGAGCATGTCATATACAATGTTGCTAGCACGGTCCCAGTTAGGGAGAGTCAGCACACGACGGTCAACGTCAAAGGATGCAGTGCTGACACGACGGTGCTCAACGATCAGGTTCTCAGTAGCGAGAAGGCGGGCAAGGTTTCCTCTGATTTCTTGGCGGAGCATGTATCTGTGTTGTTGATACTATAAGTATATACAAAAAAAGGGTGCCCGCAGGCACCCCTAGTCCACTTCTTCAACTGTCTCCTTGAGGACGGAGTAGTTCTTTTCTTTTTGTGCTGTGATGGTTCTAGCAAACTTTCCTTCTAGTTGCTCTCTGTGACTGATGACATAGACGTTTGTGTTGTCATCGAAGTTACGAAGAATCCATCCTAGATCAGAACCACCTTGCTGGTCAAGAGAACTGTCAAAGATCTCATCCAGAATCAAGAGGTTAGTATCCACAGAATTCTTGAGCTTAGCAATAGAACGCCAAGTAAGCAGCAGAGCGATATCAATACGAGACTTTTCTCCCTCACTGAAACTATCATATGAAAACACGTCGCGGTATCTAGACTTGATTATCTCCTGAAAGTTATCATCCAGCATGAAATTGACATAAAAGTCCATCCTTTGTAAGTATTGGTTAATATGTTGATTCATTGCAGGGAGATAAGTCTTGATAATTCTAGTCTTAATCCCGTTGTCTCTTAGTAGTTGTGATGCCGTTGTTAAAACATCTCGGTCTTTCTTTGAATTAGCAAGTTCACTATTCAAAGATTTCTTGTCATTGACAAGACCTTCCAACTTAACAAACTCTGCTTTCTTGTCTGGGTTGGACTCATCTAGTTCCTTGATCTCTTCTTCTATATCACGGATGGTTTGTCTGACTTGAGTGATACGATAATTCGCTTGAGTAATATCAGAGTTGAGACCGAGTACAGTTTGCGATAGTCTTTGGAATTCATTCTCACGCTCCGCTTCTTTAGAGATAGCATCATTGAGATCTTCTAAACCAATATTCAAATTATCTAATTGCGCTTTCTCTTCAGAAAGTTTCTGTTGTCGAAACGACTCATCGATGTCCTGTGTGCATGTAGGACATGTTGTATTATCGGCAAAGAACTTATGATTCTTCTCACATGTATTTAACTTATGTTGTATTTTAACAAGGTATGTGTTCAACTTACTAAGCTTTGATGTGCTAGAAGACAGCAATTCCATTTCTTTAGAATGATTTAATACATCATCCTGAAGACGCGCAATCTCTAAGAGGTTATCGTTTTCGTTTACTAACAATTCTTTGATCTTAGTTTCCTTGCGACCAATCGCTTCCTTGTTCTGTTTCTCCAGTTCAAGCATGTACTTTTTCTGGATACTAATCTTCTCTTCTAGAAGGTGAATCTTGTAATCCACATCCTTGATCTCTTCATTGTTTTCCCTGACTTTATCTTTCAGTAAGACATTCATTGTAGAGAAGACTTGAATGTCAAGAATGTCTTCAATGATCTCACGTCTTTGTGATACAGGCAGACGCATGAAAGGAATGAAGGTAGAAGAACCAAGCACCACAATTTGTGTGAATGACTTGTAATTCATCTTGAGAACATTTTGCTCAAGATTCTTTTGCTGATCCATGACTGTGCTTTCCTGATTCCACAGTTGATCGTTAGCATAGATCTCAAACTTGTTTGGTTTGATACCACGAATGACTTTGTAATCTACTTTGCCAATAGAAAATTCTACTTCAGTCATAGCACCTTTTTCATTGATACTATTGACCAGCATACTCTTACTAATTTTACGGAAGGGTTTTCCAAACAAAGAAAAGGTAAGGGCATCTAGAATAGTGCTCTTACCTGCTCCGTTGGATCCAACAATTAAATTAGTTTTTGCTCCTAGCAAATCAACTTCACTGAATACATTGCCCGTCGAAAGAAAGTTCTTCCAACGGATCTTCTTAAAAATAATCATTCTCGGTCGTCAGGTGGAATCAAAAAATCGTCAGGGGTTATGATAGAAAACTTATGTCCTCTCTCTTGGCATGCTCCAATTATAGCATGATCTTCGATCTCTACAATCTGCATGGGGGGATAATCTTCGTCATCCTCTAGCATCATTAGATACCGATCAGCGTCATCTTCTTCTGTGAAAATAGGAATGACTCTATCCTCTGCAGCGTCGAACACAGAGTATACACCATCAGGATGGTCTTCTAGAGTTACTATAAACATCACACAACGTTGCAGCTCTCAATATATAGATGCCTCATAAGTTTCTTGAGATCTGATTTGTCTACGGACATTTCTACCTCATCAATATACTCATTGAGAAGTGTCATGGTATCCTTCGTTTCAATTGCTGTTTGATCAGCACTCTCTACATCAACTAGAGTTTCGACAACCTTAACATCATGAGCACCTACGTTGTAAAGACGATCAACCAGTGTTTCAAACATTTGGTAGTTTCGTTTTTCTTCAACGATAATCTTAATGAACTTGCTGTCATGACTAGACACATCGTATTTGTTGTAGTCCAAACGTGTGTCGTCATAGGTGATCTTGTCGAAGATGTCGTATGGGTTCTTGATAAACTTAAGCTTATCACTTTCAGTATCGTATATATGGAATCCACGTGTGTCTTTATAATCGTTCCAGAACATTTGATAGGGGTTGCCTAAGTATTGGATGTTTCCACGCTTAGACTTATGATGGTAATGTCCAGACCAGACTCGTTTGAAGTTCTTGAAGAGTTTGGGATCCATACCATGATCCATAACCATACCAGCAATCATCTCAAAACCAGATAGTTCTAGATGACCACAGCAGATATCTGCGTCACTGCTATCGAGAAGTCTCAATACCTCTTCTTGGTTTTCTCTATTGATCCAAGGAAGCATCAGGAATTTCTTCTTACCCATGAGAATTTCTTCGGGTTCAGAATATACTTTGATGTTTGGGTATTGAGTCAGTAGCAACTCAGGTGAGTTGATCTTATTGGTATTCTTATAATAGGTGCAATGATTGCCAACCAACATATGCACTTCGTAGTCCTTCAATCTATCGAAATAGTTTGTAGTAATACGATTAAGGGTATTGAAATCCATCGTCTTTCGATTGTCGAAAGTGTCACCCAGATCAAAGACGACCTTGACACCCTCTTTCTCTAGAGTCGGGAAAAATACATCATCATAAAACTTCTGAAAGTAATTCCAGAATTGTAGCGAACCTTTCCGACCGTCTAGGTGTTGGTCGGTAATCAGTGCAATTTTCATTGTGGTTTATGGTTTTTCATTCCATCGTGGTTTCCATCGTTAGGCAACTTGCCTGTCATTAGATATTCTATCGTATCTTTGCATCCACGCAAGTAATCTAATTGTTCTTTTTGTTTTTCTGCTTCAACAGTATTCTTAGGAACAGTTGCTGAGATCTGTTTTGTTCTCTTAGTAAATCTCTCTAAGAGTTGTTCATAGTTTTCAGTTGGTTTCATAGTTTACCTCCTACTGTTCCGTCATACGGATTAGAGACTCTAGCATTTGCCCAGTTGGTTGCGACACCTTCCAAGTGGAATCCTGTTCCTTGAAGGACAGCTTCTTTCGTACCTCCTGTGATGAGTTCCTTACCATCCTTACCAAAGCTAGTCCACGTTCCAAAGCGTCTCTTCTCGACTCTGAAGTCTCCATAAGGTGTTGTGTACCATTCATAGGTTTCATGATCTCCACTCATCGATTCATTCTCGTTTCAATATTTTCTTTGATGCTTCCCATGTCAGAGTATGATGCATTCATTCCTGCCATACTTCCATCATAGGAATCAGTATGCATAACTTCGTCGTAACCTGACCGCTCTAGGATCTTTCCTTTGATCTCTAATTGTTTCTTCTCTTTCTGGATGCGGCGGAGGAAAGCGTAGTAAATGATTTGTGTGAAGTAAGCAAACGGGTTCTTTGATTTCTCTGGATCAAAGTTGTCAATGTACTGGAGACAATTCTCAATGCCATCACAGATCATGTCTTCACGGAACATGTAATTGACAAAGTTTGGTTTGTATGATAGGTGTGTAGCAATCTTAAGAAAACATTCTCCCAAATAGTTGGTGACACGAGGACGTGGTTTATCCAACTCTTTTGCACGATGGACTTTGTTACGATACTCAACAATGGCAGCAAGGAACTCCTTATTGTTTACGTAGTATTCTGTTTGTTTTCTTTTTGCCATTACTGTGTATGCCACGGTTGATTGCTCACATAATCATAATACATTAAGTATACCATTCGGTCAGGGATTTGTAAAGGGGGGTTGACAAATCCTCAGAACCTCAGTAGGATAACTCTGTCAGGGTTCAAGAGAAGCAGTAGCTTTTAACTCCTCTTGAATATATCCTCTAGAGTTTTTTTCATTTCTTTTACTGAACCTACGTACCCAGATGCTCTGGGTAACTTGTCCCCTCGTCCTGCTAGAGACTTTCCACTCTCTAATCGGTTGAGGGTTTTTTCATAGAAGTCAACAATCTCGCCCTCGACTTCAGTCATGGTAATGACTTTATCTTTAGGAATAACGAACAACTCTTCAAAGGTTGCATTGATCCATTCCTTTAGTTGAAATCCTGTTACCTCAACCTGTCCTTGTCTCTTCTTTGCATTCTCAACAGAGAGTGGTCTGTCAAGGATAAGTCTATCTTCTTCAGTAAGGTAACAGACTTTTGCAATAATTTCTTCACCTGATACCAGTTTTAAAGTCGCATAGAATTCTTCTTCCATATTTAATTTGCTCTAAGGTTTACTTTTATAACCTCATACTTAAAGTTCTCCTCATTGTAAATGGTAACTCTTTCATTCAAATGTTTGAGAGTATAATTCTGACCGCCAATATCATCAGCGATATCATACAAGGTTGCTATGTCTTTGCCTGCGCCTTTCCTGAGGACACGTCCGATTGACTGGAGGTTACGAATGCGCGACTTACTTGGGGAAGCAAAAATAATGTTGTGTAATCGTTTGATGTTAATACCTGTAGAGAAGGTGCCATAAGACGCAAGGATCACAGCATTGTTCTCAGTCTCAGTAATCTGACGAACAGCTTCTCTATCTTCTACATCAGTACCACCGTGAACGAAAAAGAGTTTCCGCTCGGGGTCTATGGTACTATTTATCAACTCATAAAGTGGTTCCCCGTGCTTCTCTATATAATTAAATAGGACCAAACTATTACCTTCAATATCTTTAATAAGATTTTTGATCAGGTTATTTCTACCACGATGCTCGACTAAGTAGTCCATCTCATCGTGATATGATTCAAAGTATTGCGGGGCGTGTTTACATAGCAACACTTTGATTCTAAACTTGCTAAGATATCCAGACTTGATAAGATCATCAGTCTTAGTTACACGCTCACAGTCACCAAATAATCCTTCTAGCACCCACTTATGTGTCTTACTTCCGTCTAGGGTGCCAGTGAAACCAAAGCGATACTTTGCGTTATGCAACTTTGTCATGATTCCCGTGAGGGACTTCGACTTAAATAGGTGTGCTTCATCACCGATAACACAGTCAATATCATCAAAGTATCTTTTGGGGAACTTGTAGATGGATTGCCAAGTGGAAATAATGATTGGTTTGTCAGTATTTTTATCTTTGCCCGAATAAATTTTATGCACATGATCGTCCGCATTCCACCCGTAATCGTTAAAGTCATTGACCATCTGTTCTACCAAGGACGTAGTAGGGACGATGATGAGCGTCTTCTTGTTGGTAGCAGTATAGTATCTGACGAGGGAATAGATCATCAGAGACTTCCCAGATCCCGTAGGCGAAAGTAAAAGTTTTCTGTTATATTTTATTGCTTCGTAGACAGCATTGTACTGATATGAGCGTGGAGTAATTCCCGCTCGGGTGATTTTGTCCATAAAGGTTTTGATGCCACGAGGAGACACAAAGTCATTAACCTCCTCAACCTTTCCATACCAGTCATTGTTTTCGTATTCAATATTATACTGTCTCTCATGTGCCCACACTTGTAAGTGTTTCATCAGACCATGATAAAGTTCGCCTGTACCTGGTGAGTACAGACGAATGGTTCCATCCCAATATTTGTAGCGAGGGTTCTTCTTTAAGAACTTTGCCTCTGGAACTTCAAAGGTGAAGTAATCTGATAACTCACGATGTACGTGTGGTTCGGCAGATTGGATTGTGATGTATACTTCGTTCTTCTTCTTGATACTCAGGGTGGTCATCATTGTCCATTTACAAATTTCTCCCACTCAATGGCACTCTTGATTTGGAAACCTCTGTTAGAAATTTGGCGCATGACCTGATCCAACCAATAAAGCATCTGGTCTAGATATTTGATCTTTGCTTCTAAGTTAATGATTTCCTCATCACTCTCAAGATAAACCTTCATCTTTTCAGAAGTCTTGATTGATGATCCGAATGGTTTAGCGGCGTATGTCTTAGCGTCTGCCTCGCCAGAGTAATACTCACGCTTCTCTCTTACCAATCTACGGATCTCAAACTCCAATGAAGTTTTAACTGCTTGAATGTCAGTGTAGTGGTTTAAGTATTTATTATGTTGAAAAGGGATGTCTAACGCGAGTTGTCCCAGATCTGTGCTATACTGTTTGTTCTTAAATTGAAAGTCAACTGCAGAATCTTCTGCCCAGTCTTCTTTTAGTTTTTCAAATTTACTAAGAAGGTCACCAAATTTCATAAAGATTTCAGATTTTTATCACGAATAAAGAATCGTTGATGCTTGAATGTAACTTCAGCAGTAATGTATTCTACATCTGTCATTGTAGCATCAAACTGCAAGTTGCTCAATGCAACAGGGAACAGATTCTCAAACTGCACAATGAACGCTGGATTGTATTGAGACGTAACAATTAAGAGTTGTCCCTGCGTGTAGATGTCAGACTCTGCTGTGTCTCTCTTCATCTGGTCAGCATTACCAACGTCACGCATCCAAGAATGAATAGAATAATAATTCTTTAAGTCTTCATCAACAATAAAACGTACAGTGAAATCACTGAACGATACACCGCCGCCAGGATAGATAGGCAAGCTTCTAAAACGACTTGCCACTTCCGTGGTAGGCATTGTGATGTCTGGTACGTTTGCCGTTTGACAAAAGAAGTCTACCCCCTCAAACTTATCCAGTTTAAGGAGGAAACCAATTGGGTTTAGAAAATTCCTATTACTAGGTTGTTCCTTGTACCACTTAGCAGACATGTCAACTTCCCAAGCTGATACTATTTATCCTCGTTATACCAGAAGTCTTCCCAGTCCTTGGCACTGTGAGTTACATCTTCCCACTCTGGTTCATACAAAGGGCAGGGTTCTTCAAACATAGTTTCAATTTTCATTTTCAATACTCTATTGTGTAGTAACTGGTAGTCTTTATCATAAGGATATTCTTTACCATTCATCTTCCTCTTCCTCCTTATCGTCCCAGACAATATAGGGACCGTGCTGCATACGTTTTAGTTTCTCTGTTTCAGCACGGAATGCTGACGTTTCTGATATCCATACCGCAAGTTTCATTACAATAAAAACCACCGCCAATGGTGATAAACATAGTAGTAAAACTAGAGAATTATTCATGATGAATATTCCTGTAAAATGTTGAGAACTTGATTCAATTGATAGTGAGCACCGTCAATCCATTCTTGACTAGCACCATCATACTTACCTTCAAACAATTCATTTTTCAGTTTAAGTATCCTAGGTTCTATGTCAACCTTACTCATTCCGCCTCTCGGCATGTTTAGTACCCCTGTATATGTAATACTATTTAAGCACAAAAAAAGGGACCCCGTAGGGTCCCTGTGTTGGTTTCGTGACCGATATCACATGAGGTTCGCAACGCGAACTCTTCTGTAATACTGGTTACGGTTGTGGGTAAGTGCCTCTTGATCAGGGTTACCAGATCCATCAACAACGAATGGGTTCGCAACCATGCCGTAGCGGGTCTTGAAGCCAATCTTTGGCTGGAAGGTGTTAGGATCAATGCTTCTGAGCATCTGGAGAGGTACATATGGGCAGTAGAATAGACCTGCGTCATATGGGGAAGAACCCTTATAACCAGCGACGTAGAAGTGGCTGTTAGAAACGTTAGCAGAGTAAGGATCAACGTAGACCTTAATGCGACCGTTCATGGTGCCGACTAGGAGGTTACCAGTGTCATCTACTTCACCGATGGAAGGACCACCAGCGCCAGTTAGACCTGAGGAGTAGTCAAGGACACCAGACATAGCGAGAGCAGAAGCAACGTCAGCAGAAGTTAGGATGAAGTTGCCCTTTCCTCTACGAGTTTGCTGTGCGATAGCGTTAGCATCTCTTTCAATCTGGAACATAAGTCCCTTGAATTTCTCAACTGACCAACGACCGTTGCTGTCAACGTCGAGGTCAAATACACCAGCGTTAGCAACGTTGTTCTGAGCACCTTGCTTAGCAACGGTGTATACAGTACGAACGACTTCGCGGTTGATCTCAGCAAGGATCTCGCTAGAGAGAAGGTTAGCAAGTTCCTGCTCAGCATCAAGACCATGGATCGCCTTGAGGTCTTGTGCTAGTTCTAGAGTGTACTCTGCCTTGAGTGCTCTGGTACGTGCTTGTACCGAAGTCTTCTCAATGCTGAAGCTCATCTCGTTAAACAAGGTTGAACCTGAACCTAGGGTTTCAGCGTTCTCTCTTGCAATGCCTCTTTCGCCACGCTCGTAGTTAGCAGCAGTGGTGCCGCCGCCAGTAGCGTCGTTAAGAAGGCCAGGGTTTGCATCGGTAGTGCCGCCGTCGCCAAGAGGCTTAACGTCGTCAGTGCCGAGTGGGGTGTTGTCGTATGCAGCTGCACCAGCAGAGGATGCAGAGAAGTTTGCGTCAGGCTCGTTGTAGAGTGCTTCACGACCTGCGCGAAGTGCATTATCCTTATCTTGATAATGTGACTTCATAGCAAAGATAAGACCAGTAGGACCAGACATAGGCTGGACACCACAGATGTCATATGCTACGAGGTTAGGCATCGCACGTCTGATCAAGGAGATCATGACTGGATCGAAACCAGCAAGTCCACCAGTTTGTGGGGTGTTTGCTAGGCTATCACCAGATAGACCAGCAGGTGCGATAGCGCCAACAGTGTTGGATGCTTCGTTGATCATGCCACGCTCTTCGCGTAGCTGCTTTTCGGTATTTTCTAACAGAACAGCGGTAACAGCCTTTCTATAGTTGTCTTTGATGGCACCAGCGCCTTCATGACCTAGAACAGGTGACCACTTTTCGGTTAGAGCTTTTGCGTTTAACATTGTGCTCCTTATGGAAAAAATGGGTGGTTAATATATTATCAGGACTGCCAGCGATTGAGAGCGTTAAGGTACTGTGCCATTGCTGGCGATACCTCTGCATTCTCTCCTTCGACTGGAGTTTCATCAGCAATTTCTGAAGGTACAGAAGCTGCCTCTTTGAAGTAAGACTCCTTAATGGTCTTAACCTTTGCGGAGAATGACTCTTCCGAGACAAACTCTAGACCCTCAGCGAGTGCTGCGAGTTTTTCTTTCTGAGTATCTGCAAGTCCTTCCGAAACAGTGTTCAGAATGTTGAGTTTAGCAGTCTCATTAAGACGATTTTGTAATTTCACATTAGCCTTGACCTGTTCGTCTAGGCGGGTTTCCATTTCACGAATAGATTCAGCCATACCCTCTACCACATCGACTTTATCGTCTGGGATAGAGATGTAGTGCTCCTCAAAGAGACCCTTGAGACCTGCAATGAAGTCTTCAGTGATCTCATTTCTGATTCCACGGTCAACAGCAACTTGGTTCTGTTCCATCCATTGACCAATGGCGTAGTTCACAGTGCCGTTAACTTCCTCGCTAAGCTCTGCCTTGGTGGCATCTACTTGCTTATCGAGTTCGTTAGCAAAGTGTTCTACAAGCTTGTCATACTCTTCATTGAGTTTTGCAGTTACAGCAGCCTCGAAAATGGTCTTTGCTTTTTCTGCAAACTCTTCTGAGAGTTCGGTGCCCTCTAAGAGAGCGGCAACGTCAGAGGACATATCGATCTCAAAACCTGCTTTGATTGGATATGTTACCTTGCCACCCATCTTGGTGCCATATGCTACTTCCGCGCCAACTGAAGGTGCTGGATCCTTACCAGGCTTGCCAGCGGTTGAGGTAACACTGCTATCTTGGGAGATAGGTGCTGCCGCCTTAGCGCCAGGATTCTCTTCACCATCTTCATCGTTGCTGTGAAGTGGTGCGGAGGTTGAACCTCCAAGGTCTGCCGCAGCAGATTGACCAGGTGCAACGCTAGGTTGTACACTTGGCATAGGATCCTTGCCGCCTGCCTTAGCAGTTTGGGCATCGGAAACTGCTGAAGGTTCACTACCAGTGCCAGGGATAACGTTTGCAGAAACAGTTGGCATTGGATCGCCAGCTTCTACAATCACCTTTTGCTCGGTAACGAACTCCTCAAACTTTTCGTTTAGCATATCTGACATTTGAGTTTACCTCGTAATTTTCCGTATGATTTATTTCTAAGAGTATTTATGAAATCAAAGATTTGAAAGAAAATGCTCAAACACTTTGAGCGTCTTCTGTTCCATGTCACGACGTGATGCATCATGCATGTATCTCTGATATTTAGCAACTTCACGCTCTTTGAGAATTCCGTTGTCCCATACCCACTCTTTACCTTCCATGATGCCATTAACAAATGCATCAGGTGCGGAAGGATCTGCTACAATATCTGCAGCGGTTGTAAGCATAAAATCGTCGTTGACTACTGAGCAGTCTTCGCGTTTATCGATGCTTCCCATACCTCTGGATGATACACCCAGTTGAACACCTTCTCCTAAGAGAGACTTAGCAATCTTACCCATGGGTGTGTCAAGGATCTGTGCCTTGCCCATGAAGTTAGTTCCTTCAGCGCGGAGTTCAACGATACGATGTGACACTCTATCAAGGTTGATAGTAGGACCATCTGGATGACCGAGTTCACCTAAGGCACGTTTCGATTGTACATACTCTTCGTTGTATCTCTCAACCTCGCGGTTAAGAACATCGAATGGGTATACACGACCGTTGCGATTCTTTAGTTCTGACTGAAGAAAGACACCTTCGATATAAAGGATCTTCTTACCATCTCTCTCCTCAGTAAGGAGTTTAACGTCTTCAATCGTTTCCGTTATCAGTTTCATCGGTAGTTACTTCCGTTTCGGTAGGTTCATCAAAGTATGTATTCGCTACAACCTTCTTGTAATCTGCCATTGCATCAGATGCCTTGGCAAATAACATATCCTTGATTGCATCAATTGCACCAGCGCGATCATTATCGTTGATTTTACTAACGATTTCTGACTCACTGGCGAATGGATTAGTTTCAGTTTGTTCTGACATAATATTGATTCAATATAATTTATTTAGTATTTGCGGAAGGTTTAGGCATAGACTTCGCCTTTTTGATCTCCCTATCCATGGCAGCATCTGCGGAAGCTGCCTCTCTTTCTGCAGCATCTTGCGCTTGCTGATCTTGAATTTCAGGAGCAAGGGCAGTATTGGCAGCAGTGAGTTGATCCATTGCATTGGTTTCTGCTGGATCAATTGCGAGACCTGACGCGATCTCTTTCTTCATCTGCTTATCAATTTCCTTATAATCAGTATCCTTCTGACCAAGAACATGACGACGGATATATTCTGCTGAGAAATACTTACCAACGAATGGATCCATCTGTGTGACAGTCATCATTCTCTGGTTCATCATCTCAATCTCTTTGAGTTCATTGAAATGATTGTCGAAG